TACGGGGATCGATCCCCGAATACCCACGATTTCTAGTATTAATTTTAAGAATAAACATTATGGAAAATTTAGAAGAAGAAACAAAAAAAATTACTTCAGCAATGGTTCAAATTTCAGAGATTATCACAACAAGCGGAATGAGCGGAATTTGTATTTTACATAAGGGTAAAGGAAATGTTATGGCTTCTCCATTACTAATACAAGGAACTACTCTTGATATCATACCGGCAGTTGTATCAGTCATGAAGAACCACCCAGTAGCTCGCGAAATATTTCTTACAGCCTGCGAGTGTTACAAATGCCAAGAAAACGAACAAGCAGTGCCAAGAGATATGCCAGCTTATTTGAAGGGAATTATAGAAGATTTGTTTAGGAAAGGATAGAGCAAGCTATGAAAGTTGTACACTCTCCCAGCCCATCCACCAATCCGAAGAAAAGAGAGAAAATTAATCTTTTCGAGAATGATGATCCGGAAGAAGTTGCAGCTCTATGTCAGCAATCTGCTCAGCAAGAATCAAACAAAATATTGTTAAGAATAGACACCCGGACGCAAGTTCTCGTAGATCCTAAAGATGCGACCCAAGAACATGCAGAAAAACTACGGCAGCGGTATAAATTAGATTATCACCGCAAAGCCGTAGGAGGGCGTAAAAAAGGATAATACTATGTACGTAGACAATGACCATCGTGGTTACCTCACGATTAACGATATTCATCCTGAAGACGCAAAGCGCCTTCAACTTATTATTCAGCAAGCGGACAAGCAACTTTTATCCCATCCTATTGAAGTCCTTGAGAAACAGCTTCACTCACAACTAACAGAACTTGTTTCTCCTATACAAAATAATAAACCATAACTATGCATTTTACTGATGATGACATAAAGCGCATCAAAGATGCCTCTGCTAACCATTTGGTAGACGTAGTACAAGACTTTCAGAATCTTCGCAAGTCCGGTACTAGTTACGTTTGTGACTGTCCCGTCTGCAAGGCTTCGAAGAAGTTTAGTATCAATCCTGCTAAAGATATTTATAGCTGTTTTTCCTGCCATCAGATAGCTGGAGCAGGTGCGCTTGACTATTTAATGAGAGTTGAGAAAAAAGAATTCCCTGATGCTCTCGAATACTTAGCACACAAATTTAGCATCTTACTTGATCAACGGCCGGAAGATAAAAAGAAGCCGGTTATTAAGATGAAAAAAGGGAGCAAAAAAGCTAAAGGGAATGATACAGATAGTTTTTGTGCTAAAATGCTTTCTGAATCAGGTCTGACATTTGAGGATGTTACTGCAAAAGTATATAAAACCGGCGATACTAGTTCTGTCTTTGAATTACGTACCTTTCGTCCAGGCACTATCAATGAAAATGGCGTCATCGATCCTAAAGGCGACGACGTGATCATTGAATACTATGATCTTGAAGGAATGCCGGTAACATATGCGCGAAAAGATCACCGGAAAAAAGAAACAGGAGAACGAAAAGAATATTTCCGTGTGCGATGGCAATTCCCGGATGCCCATCTTGATAAAGAGGGAAAACCTTATAAGTACAAGTCACCATCAGGAAGCGGCACCCCAATCTATATTCCAGAAAAACTGCGACGTTTATATAAAGAGAAACAGCAGATACACAGGCTTTATATTCAGGAAGGCGAGAAAAAAGCAGAAAAAGCTTGTAAGCACGGGATTCCGTCTATTGCAGTTAGTGGTATACAGAATCTCGGACTAAATGGCGCTCTTCCGGAAGATCTAGTCCGTATCATCACAACTTGTGGCGTAAAGGAAGTAGCTTTTATCTTCGATTCAGATTGGGACGACATAAGCACAAACGTCCGTCTTAATGATCGAGTCGAAAAGCGTCCTAGTTGTTTCTTCTTCGCAGCTCGTAACTTTAAGGAATATATGCGTACCTTAAAAAACCGGAATATTTATGTTGAGATATTCATTGGACATATCCAAAAGAATCCTGCTGGAGACAAAGGAGTAGACGATCTGTTAGCAAATAGTCTAAGAGAGCATGAGGACGAGTTAGCTCAGGACATAGATTATGCTTGTAACGAAAAGAAAGGCCTAGGGAAATACATAGAAATGTTCAAGATAACAACTTGGACAGATCATAAGCTGCAAGAACTTTGGTGCTTGCATGCACCTGAAGCATTCGCCGAACGCCATAAAGACATACTAAAGAATCTTCCGGAATTCGTATTTGGAAGATATCGTTGGAAATTTGACGATTCCGGTAAATTTGTCCTCGCACAGCCTTTTGATGATGACGAAAAATTTTGGGAAGAAGTTGAAAAAGAAAATCGATCCGGACAATCTCGCATCGAATACCAGTTCTGCTATGTCAACTCACATAACTTCCTACAAAATCGGGGGTTTGGACGCCTCCGAATGCTGGATAAGTCCTACCGTTTTATCCAATTGGATCCTCCGGTGGTTAGAATGATCGAGGCATCAGATGCACGCGACTATTTATTCCAATTTGCTAAGCATTATTGTAAAAAGGAAGTTAATGAAATGTTGATTAAAGGCGTTTCTCAATATGTAGGTCCGGACAAATTATCACTATTAAACTTCATAGAACCAAACTTTATAAAACCTAACCGGGAAAGCCAGTTTTTCTATTTTGATAGTAACTGCTGGTATATCACGAAGGATCAGGTTTCGGAGATGGGATACGAAAACATAACACATCATATTTGGGAAGAACAACGGAAGCAAATAAAAGCCAAGTATCTCAATGCCCCCTTGATCACTTTCAGTGTTGACTCAAATGGGCAATACTCATACGAACTTTCAGAGGATGGTAGTAAATGTCATTTTCTCCAATTTCTTATCAACGCCTCTAATTTTACATGGCGCAAATCTCCAGAAGAAATGGAACCTGATGAAATCATTGAAAACAAGATTCATTTATTGAGTAAACTATGCGCCATCGGTTTTATGGCAATGGAAGCCAAAGACAACAATGTCGCTAGAGCTGTTGTCGGCATGGACGGAAAACAATCCGAAGTTGGCGAATCAAATGGACGTTCAGGGAAATCACTGCTTGGCGAACTAATGAGACATGTTACTCCTACAGTTTACATTCCTGGTAAACGGCAGGATATATTCAATGATCAGTTTATCTGGAATGACGTACAAGAAAACACAAAGATAGTTTTCATAGATGATGTGCTATTGAATTTTAACTTTGAGTTTCTTTTTCCGAACATCACCGGAGACTGGAGTGTAAACCATAAAGGTGAAGGCAGGTTTACTATCCCCTTCTCAAGATCCGCCAAAATCTATATTGCAACAAATCACGCACTAAAGGGATCCGGATCCAGCTTCAATGACCGACAATGGCTACTTGCCTTCTCTGACTTTTATAATGATAGCCACAAACCTGTTGATGATTTCGGTACCCTATTTTTCTCGGAATGGGATTTTGATCAATGGAACCTTACTTGGAACTTATTGGCAAACTGCATCCAGCTCTATCTGCAGTTTGGAGTCATACAAGCTCCAGGCGAGAGACTCGAACAACGGAAACTCCGCCAAGAAATGGGAGAAACTCTTATATCTTGGGCAGATGAATACTTTTCAAATGAGGATCATTTGAATCGACGTCTTATCCGCAAGGACCTATATGATGCTTTCTGTACATACGATCCGGCACAAAGGAAGTTCATCTCCCCGACGGCTTTCAAAAAGAAATTTATAATGTACTGTGAATGGAAAGGATATATTTTTAATCCTCATAAATACGATAGCAAGACCGGGAATCCATTTCAGATGGATAAAGACGGACGACCTATTATTGACGACAAGGCTGGAGGAATAGAATATTTCACAGTTGGCACTGGAACTTACACTGGTGACAGTTATTCAGCTGATACCAGCTTTGAGGATGAACAGAAACAAATAGACTTTTAAAAGATAGCGATGAATATGGGAAAAATATTACTAAATGAGGTATTATCTCATGCTGATAAGTTAAAAGAGGAAATCAAGAAACGTTTAAAATGCGAGATTGTCGATTTTGAGATTGTAGAATATGAGTCCAGGGAAATAGGTGTGCATTGGAATGCTACATACAAAAGCAAAGCTTCATACGTGGATATTCCATATAAATGGATAGTGGCAGGTATTCATTGGGATGAAAGACTCGTTAGCATGTATGCAGACCCAACTGACTTTTTAGTATTTACAGAATAATAATGAGCTATGGATTACGATTGCGACTATTGTGTTCATTGTTTAATGAACGAAGAAACGGAAGAGGAATTTTGCGATATAGGTAGAACTCCTCCTGAGAACGACGAGTGTAAAGGACTTGAATATTACGAAGAAGATTGATTAAACACAAGATAGAAAGGAGCTAATATGGGAAAAAACATTAAAGGTCTTGCTGGTTCTGCCATCTTCAGCCAAAAGACGGTTGACAAAATGAACGGCATAAATAAAACCAATAAAGGGAAGACATCCCCAATTTATATACCATCTAAAAAACGGAAATAATGGAAACAAAAAAACTTTTTACAGTAGAATTTTACGAGAAACCTGAACTGACGTTAGAAGCATTAAATCGGTTAGTTGAGGGAAAACACGTTGCAGCTCAGGATATGTACGAAGGCGGAGAGTTCTTGTATATGGAAGTCTACGAAAACGAAGATACAAAGAAGATTCTCTCTCCCGTCATATCGGATTTGGAAGCATATAAGGCTTACAATAATGAGTACTTTGTATCTGACGGAACGACTCAAATAGGTCTATGCGCCTTACAGGATGAACACGATCATTTCTTCCGTGATTTCGAAGGAAACAAAGAAATTAGATGGAATAATGATGCTGAAGCGTTCGTCTTTGCCGAAGATATGCCATCAAAATTTGACTAGTAACAAAATAAAAACGAAGTATGGGAAAAAGAACTCTACAAATAGATGTTATTGGTCCTGTTAAAGGGACTGATTTAGTGAAATGTAAATTGTATGCCGATGGACGGGTGTGCGCATTTTGGACCACCCAGTCAAATTATGAAGCTTTAATGTATGATAAAATTTTCATCCGTGATGGCAAAACTGTTGATTCCGCTGGCGTGATAAATACTACTAATACCTTCACTGAAGAATAGAAACCAAAATTTATAAAGATATGAATATAAAATATGAGGACATAACGGCTATAATGCACGTTGTTTGCTATGCTGATGTATTGTTAGATAGCAAGATAAAAGAACTTGAACAGCGAGGATTCAACAATGTTGCAGACAAATATCGCCCTAAAAAAGAAGAAATAAAGAAGGGAATGGATGCACTCCAAAAAATAAGGGAAGAACTTCATTTGAAGGATGATTATGCCTACAGTGAAAAGTTTAGAAAGTAGTGTTTGACGTATAACTAATAAAGGAATATGAAACGATTTATACTATTAACGGAGCAAGACTCTTATGAAAAAAAAGTCTACTGGATTAAAGATATTGACCGTGTAGATGATGACGATGATGGAAGCAAGGTCTATTTTAAAGGGAGCATCCCAAATGGGTACTATAAAGAAACACCTCAAGAAATATATCGCATGATGGAATCTAAAGGCGGATTTACCTTAGGTGATGTGTTAGCAATAATACTTATTCTCATTCTTATAGTAGCAGCATGTTCTTAACAAGAAAAAGTATGAACAGGAATGAAATAGATGAATTTATTGAAGACAATTTCGGTCCTCATGATAAATTGACCATACTGGAATTGGTAGACGAAGTTAAGAAAGATGCAATACATGCATTCGCAATATCATGTCCGCTCTTTGAAGAGAAAGATGGCCTTATGGTATGTCATAAGGAAGAATCTCCATACACTGAATGCCTTCACCGATATTTCAATATACGTAACAAGAAAGATATGCCACAAGGGATTAAACCTTGTAAGTATATAGAGAATTTTATCAAAGAAATCAATTTATAATAATTATACAAATGAGTAAAGATCGAGGCGCTAATATCCTGGCGGCCATCCAGCAAATGGCAATGGATAATAATCAAGGTCTGAGAATGACCACGACATTAGTCAATGTTACAGAAGATCAGCGTGGAAGTATAGTCGGATTCGGTACAGAAAAGGAGATGAGCGATGACGCCAAGTTCCAAATCCGAACAGGCATGCCCGGAGAGTATCTGGCATGTGCGTTCTTCATAAAACGGAGTGAACTAAAAAAATACCTGGAACATGAATAGAATAAGATGGTTCGTCATCGGACTCCACCTATATGTATTTCCGCCAGAACCGGAAGTAGGAGACATCGAGGCTTTACACAACTGGATCCCACAAAAAAAAGGAATCATTGAGACGCTAAAATTCAGGTTTCACACCGGTATTTGGAGCTATACAGCAGGGAATATAAATTATCAATATTAATTGCACTATCACTATTCTGCACTTAAGCATGGGAACCTATCAAGAAATATTAGACGAAGTTCTTCCTCTATACCGGCAGGATCCGGAACGCTTCATGCGTTTCTATCACGCCGTCAATAACATTCTTGCTACAATACCTGAAGGCAAGAGTATTCTTATAGCTGACCATTGTAAGCCTGCATCACGTGATCTATTCATTAAAATAGCTTGTATGTATATTATTGAAGAAACAACAAGGAAAGATGTCTTGGATGACTTTTTAGAGTTTTCTGACGATTATAGCAGCATTCGGCATGTGCCTAAATTAGTGCCGGCACATGTCCGACCACACTTCTACTCGAATCGAAGATGAGTAGATTATCCCAATTTATTACTCTGTAAAGATACTAATTTTCACTGATATACGCAACATTATGACAATAAAAAAAGAGAATAAAATAATGGTAGTAATAGCCCCATCGAGCGATGAACGGGAACTATTCATTTCCCGCCTGGCCGTTCGGCTAGGTTTTGCCAAAGTCCCTTCGGATGCTAAAAAAATCATCCGCAAGGATATCTATTCCTTTGACCTGCCTACTGCCTACTTCATTCTCTGCAGTAACTACAACTTTCGCGGCTCTGTCATCACGACACAGCGTCTCTACGAGCTTGCCGCAAGGGGCATCTGCGTAGTCGTCGGCGTCAAGTCACTACCGCGTGAGTACGAATTGATATCGCAAGTGTTTTATCCTGATGATTTGCGCTAACATAAGTCGAATCATTTATTGCCCGGTGATGCTTCTGCATTACCGGGCTTTCTTTTTCCGTTCCCCTCGCCTCCCCTTCATTCATCAAGAACGTTTTGAACAAATGTGCAGGGGGAGAGACGCCAAGCGCAGACAGGGGGACATATATATTTTTTTTATTTTTCTTTCTTAAAAATACCCTACCTAAAAATAAGGGAAAATTTTGTGCTTTCGTGCAGACACCCTTTTTTCGGCATTTATTACATTATAAATCAGATATTTAAACACCGCACGATTTTCGTACAAAAACGTACGATTCGTACAAAAACGCACAAAAATGCATTTTGTACGGAGTACGAAGATTTTGTGCTAAAAAGTACACTATTTCGTACGCCATTAACTATCTGATAAACAACACATAAACAGAAAGCATAGCTCATTTAGCACGATTGCACAAAAAAATAGTACGGTATCAGCAAGGGTTATATGTACAATACCTCGTTTTTTTATTGATAAAGGCAAGGATTACTCAGTTATATTTTGTACATTAGCTCCACACCTAAACCACTATGCTTTATATGATTACTACTAAGATTGAAGTTCCACAGCATCTTAAGGAGTATCTGATCGGAAAGTTCTGCAATTTGCAGGACTCTCCGATTCGCTTCCCGGATAAAACGGATATCTACCATTTTATCTACGATCTGTTAGAACGTCGTCCAGCTAACATCTTTAAGGATCATGGTAATCTCACCATCATCCTTCCTGAACGTACTACCGGGAAGGATCCTAAAACTTACAATTACCTGGGAATACGTTCACAGATAATTCTCATTCGCAAGATCGAGAGAATGCTATGGGCAGAGGTACATGATTACCTGGATGAGCAAAAGCACACTTACGGAATCACCTATATCGACGGGATACACAACTTCATGACCTGCTATGGGATTGATTCCATCAGCGAAGATGCATTCAAGAAGAATTATTATCGCTGGAGGGCTAATCTTCGACGAAAAGAGAAAAAAAGAGGCTATCACCGCACAAAAACATGACCGAGCAAGTGTAGTTAATTGTCCCTTTTTTGATCAAAAAATGTTCTAAAAATGCGTACTAATTGAAAATCAACAAGTTATGAGTGATATCAATAATATGGGAGGCATATTATTTGCCGAAATACTAAATACAGACGAAATAGTCCTGTTTGCAGTACATCAGAACCAGGCATGCATCAGGAGCAAGGAAGGACACGACTGGTATCCGCTTCCAACGCGAGGAATCATTGAAGCTCCAACTGTCGCTTCTGATGATACAAAAGACGCAGGAATCACATATAAGCATTCAGTGACCATCCAGTTTCCTCGATCCGCATTAGAGGAGAATACAGCAAACGAGCTGCGCAATAAAGTTCAGACAGGCTGTGTCCTACGCTGCCAGGACACACAGGGACACAAGTATATCTATGGCACAAATGAATACCCACTCCTCGGAAACTTAAACCTGATTATAGGGAAAAAGGTAACCGACTTCACCGGATATGAGCTGAAACTTGCCGGGACCTCATTACATCCGATGCTCTCCTATATCGAAATTTAACCGTCCTTCTGCACCCTCACTAATAGGCGTATCATTGCACCAAAATCAGTGCAATGAGCCAAAAACGTATCATTCTTTCCGATTCATCGCTTAATCGTTACGGTTACCGGGTCCTTACCTCTGGAATGCTCCTCGAAGCATTCAAGAAGAACCCGGTGATGCTGTATATGCATTTTCGTGATGAAGGATCTCCCATTTGGGGAGAAACTAAAGCTATCGGGCATTGGGAAGATATACAGCTTGAAGGCGATGTACTTTCTGCCATTCCTGTTTTCGACAAGGTTGATCAACTATCTAAAGACATTGCCGCAAAATACGAAGCAGGGACTTACAACGCCGCAAGTGTCGGTATCCGCATCATTGCTACATCAGCCAACAAAGACCTTCTGGTACCTGGTCAGACTCGCGAAACAGTTACAGAGTCAGAGCTGATGGAAGCATCCATCGTGGACATACCGGCAAATTCCAATGCCGTTCGCCTCTATGATCGTTCCACATCCGTTCTTCTGGCAGCGGGTATGGACACGAATTCCGTGCCAGCATTATCAACAACTTCATTCAAAAACAAAATGACTCTAAAAGAATCATGGTCAGCTTTTTTATCTTTTCTGAATATCAGTCAAGATAAGGCAGTAACGACCGAATTATCAGCAGAGAACCTCGACTCCCTGCATAATGAATTCACCCGTCTGAAATCGGATAACAGTTCTCTCGTACAAGCTAAACAGGAGATCGATCAGAAATTATCTGATGCGACTACTGAAATAGCGACTCTCAAGACAACAGTAAGTGAAAAAGATCAAGAGATCGCTAATCTGAAAACCGAGGCAAGCGGCAAGGATTCAGAGATCACTCAACTCAAAGAACAAGTAGCCAATCTAAAGAAAGCTCCGGCACCGGGTGAACCAGTTCCTGCCCCAAAGGGTGAACCTGCCGTAAACGGAGGAAAAGAGGAACTGGCTGCCTACTGCGAGGAAAATGCCGGCAATTATCAGGGAATCACAGAACGCCTGAAGGCTGACGGACTCCTTTAATTTACTAACCTACCTTAACTATTAAAGAATATGTCTCAAAAATTAATTGACGTATCGAAACTGAACCAAACCTTAATCAC